TATATGCTAACCTCTGTCTAAAATATACTTTCAATGGTTCATCATTATGAATGAAATCATAACACCACTTATAAAAACTTTCTTTATTTTTTAAAGATTTTACTCTAATGTCATCAGAGTCTAATTTATCCCACAAGTTACCTATATGAGTTGTTTTTAAAAAATCAAGCCAAGATAAAGGAGACATATCTTTTCTAATAAGTTTAACAAAATCGTCTTCATTATATATTTTCATATTCTTTACCCAAAAAATGATTCTAATGAACTAATATTCTCAGCCTTCCAACCAATTGCATCTAATATATTCTTAACTGGTTGAAGGAATGATTTATCAAACTGTAAATCGTAATCTATAAATCTCTCTAAGTCAAACTCTTTTGGCAAGACGGTTGCAATTGCAATCACATTCTCACCAAGTATGTTCGGCTCTTTAAGATATGCAAACTTAACTTTTTCACCATCTTTAATCAACTCATACTTTTTTGTAAGACCTCTTGTTCGGAGTTGATGGTTATACAACAACGTACCTCTAACGTGTATTGGTGTTGCCTTAATGTAAATATCTTTTGATGACTTGTATTTACCAAGTCCTTTGACACCTCTAGGAAATGCAATCTCATTAAAAGTCAAAGTTTTAAATATTGTACGATAATCATCAATACACTTTATAACAGTTTGTTCATCTGTAGCAATAATAGTTTTTATGAGTGCTTGAATATTCTCCCGACACCATTGTGGAGTAGAACTTCTTACACTTTCAATACCCATTATTTTTAGTTTTGGTTCTTTGTATCGTACACCCTCTGAATCAAACACATTAAGAATATATCGTTTCTTAGCAGTCCAGATACCTTTGTCAGCAATCGACTCACGTTTCATCACCATCTTCTGCTCATAAGAATTTACATACGAATGAAGGTCTTTATAACACTCATCAATATATGGTTCAATTTTATCTTTACACATTTTGTCCAAGAAGGCAATAATCTTTTCAGTCTCGGCTCCCTCTCCCCACACTTCATTAACGAGCTTATCAAAAGTGATGTATATACTATCCGTATCCGATGCGATAACATAATCCTTATCCCCTGTTTTAAGTAGATCGTTGATGAATCTATTTATATGTTTCTCAATCCATCGTATCGACAACTGGCCCGACATAGTAACTGCCTCAGCTTGCTCTGGAGAATAATACATAAAATATTGATTTGCCAATGCACCATAAGCACTATTCAAGAGAATTTTCTTTGCCATCTGTGCATTGTTATACTTTGATATATTATTTACAACATCCTGTTTATTCTTGTAATTTCCGTCCTCTAACCTTTGCTCCTCTGAAAGCATCTTAGTTTTATATGTCACCCTATCATCATACATAGACTTCATCAGCTTTGGTAGAAATCCTTGATGTTTTGTTGAAAAGTGTTGACCATTTGGTGTAAGGGTCATCTGGTTTTCTTTCAAATATTCAGTATCAAAGTTTTGATTCAGTAAACCATTTACACCATCTCTATACTTCATTTTAAGGACTTCATCATGTGAAATAGTTTCAGGACTGATATTGTACTGCTGAATCAAATGTGGATAAAGTGAATTCAAGTCAAATGATACAACCCACTTATGCATACCAACATGAGGTTCTTTAACATAACCCCCTTCAATGCTTTTAGAATCACCGTTACTTCTTTTATTAGGAACAGCAATCTTCTGTTTTTTCAAGAAATTGTAAATGATACATTCCCACGTTTTAACAGGTGAGAAAACATCTTCAAAATTAATTTGTGATTCATAAGCTATGGTTATAATCAAATCTAACAACTTCATCTTATCATCAAGTTTCTTTACAATCTCAACGTCCTTGATGTTGTATTCAATAAACTTTTGATAATCAGTTTTATATAAGTTATAACCAGCAACTGCGTCATCAGTAATCTTACCCATACCAAGCTCAACCTGTCCTATATAGTCCAGACGATATGACTCCCGATTTTTGTAAGTATACTTTTTATATAAATCTATATAATCTAAAACTGATATACCGATAATACCATAATACTGATTTTCCCTACCAGCAATGACAACATTCTTTTCAAAGACTTTGTTAATCGGTGAAAGTAGTTTTTGATTCAAACCCAAATACATAAGACGATTAATGATATAAGGCATATCAAAAAACTTACAATTCCAGCCAGTGATTATATGAGGCGGATTATCATGCCACCAATCTAAAAAGAGGTGCATCATTTCTTCTTCGTTATCACAAAGAAAATATTTAATTGTTTTTTCGGGATCGTTTGGAGTATACTCACCAGTACCAAAAACATAATAAATATCTTTGACACTATTATGAATTGTCAATGATGTAATGGGTGATCTGGCTGAACGTATATCAGGAAAACCTTCATCCGATGCAACCTCAATATCAAGTGTGTAAATAAGTATCTTAGACCTATCCCATTGAATATCAGGATAGGTTTCAGATATATATTGAGATACATAACTCTTTGAGCCATGGAAGGCAAAGTTACTCACATTATCATATTGCTCAACAAACTGTTTGCAATCGTTTATAGATGGAAACTTTAAACTTGCTAGGGGTCTATTGTCAAGAGTTCTGAAAGTAGCTTTCTCTATTGGACATGGAACGTATAGTGTAGGTTCAAAGGGGACATATTCTGAGTACTCCTCACCTTTACTATCTATATCACGAACATAGATTTTATTTTGGAACTGACCAATATAGGTATAGAATTTCATAGTATATATATTATATCAAAAAAGGGTTCACATTACAAGGAAAAACTTTACGACAATAAACCCCCAGCATCATTAGGTACAACAATCCCTGAGCCATATATACGACTATATTCATTCGTAATCAATTTGGCAGCTGTAGCTACAATCTGAATATGTTCAGGTTTTATGGTGTAGTCTTTATCTTCGGAATAGGGTAGCCATGGTTGGAAGGCTATCTTTTCTTTGCTCACTGGAATCATTACAACAGGATTCTTTATTACATTTGTTTCTTCATCAAACTCACCAAATAGTTCTTCACCGCTTGTCAGCTTCACAATCTTTACATTCATTATCTTTCTCCTTTTTCAATTTTTCTTCAACTCTTCTATCAGCCATATTACCTAAAGTACCACCAATAGCACCAGCAACACTTTGAATGGTAATATCAGCAATTGCTGCACAACCTATTTGTGCAAATAAAACCAAAATCAAAACTGTTTTCATAGTGCAAAATCGTCATCCATTTCAAATGACTTTTCTTTAGATTCTTTGGTTGTTCTAATTCCAACATTACCAATTGTATATTTAGCTTGCAAGTCCCATTCAGACTTTTCACTGAACGGTAGAATTTTCATCTGTCGAATTGAAGTAGTTGGTTGTGCTTTTTCAGGTATAACGATTTCAACTAAATCCCATTCGTGTAAAAGATTTACAACTGTATTTCTGCGTTCTAAATCGTTCTCTGAAATATTAGTAGGTTTACCGTCAAGAGCAAATAACTCTTTAAAGTGAACAATATAATATTTTCCCTGCTTGTGGAGTATATGGCAAGATTGAAATAACTTCTTTTCTCTTCGTGAAGCTATACCAATTCGTGTGAGGGTTTCTTTAACTTTTAAAAAATCATCGTCCTCTTTTAGACGCACTTCAATCATATCTTCGATAGACCATTTTACATTTTCAACATTCATCTCATACCCCTTTCAATTCAAATAAGCATTATATAGTCATTTTTATAACTATACGCTAATATAGTTATTTATAATATTATGAAACACCACCTCTATTCATCTGTTTTGCAATAGTCTCAATATCACTATCAGATAAAACTGACAAAGCACTAAGTGCTTTCTGATTACTGTAGTTAAAATACTCTTTAACCATTTCCAAGTGTTCAATCTTTTTAGACTTAGCCCAGAACTTCTTCGACCTTCGTTTCTTATCAATAGAATAATGCATATAATCATAATGCAATTTATCACCCAAATCAGGTCTAACATTCATCTTATTAGCAAAGTCTAAAACATCTGGATGATATGACAAGGTTCTGTTAAGAAGAAACTTTTTGTATGACTTCGACTCTGAAACTTCAATGTCATACCTTTCCTTACTGGTCAAGTCATGGGCTAAATCAAATGGTGATACTTTTTTTTCCTTGACCTCTTCTACTTCGTCAATTACAATCTCATTACCAAATAGGTCTTTACTCATTATTCGTCATCCTCTAATTTAGGTGGATCATCAGCGTGCCAATCTTTAAAGTGTGCTTTCAAGGTCTTATCGTATGGATTCCAATCAACACCTATCAACTTAGCAAGAGGATTGCGTTTAACCTTCTTTACCTTCTTGCGGGTTTCCATAGTGTCATCCATATCCATTAAATGATCTGGCTTGTCCATTCCAAAGTCACGACCATATTTTTTTTGCCACTCTGCTTCATCTTGTATATCACGTTTCAGTCTTTTCTTTTCTTTCTCCATATCATCAAGAAACGTATCTTTATACCTATTCATACGTTTTCTAAACTCATCAACACGTTGAATCTTTTCCTCTTGCTCTTCTGGTGAAAGCTCATCAGAAGTTTGTTTACGTTTTTCGATAATCATCTCTTTTTTATCATCAGACAAGTTACCCCATTTTTGCATTAGATTCATATTGAGATTATGAAAAATACGATTGTATAATTCTTCATTCTCTAATGCAGATACTAATGCTAATACAAGTGAAAATGTTTTACTTAAATCTTCAACATCACCCATATATCCATCCTCGGCAGTCTCAAGGTCATGGCTAACCATTTCAATCGTTCCATCTGCACGAACTACTAAGGCACTATCATCAAGTCCAAGCTTGATAAATAGATTCCCGTTTTCATCGTAACGTGGTTCGTTCTCTTGTTCTGGCTGTTCGTTCTCTTGATCTTCTTCGTTCATACCTTACCCCCTTTACATAATGTATTTATAAAACCTGTCACTTGTGTTAAAAATTTAATCACATGAACCCTGCTAAGGATGAATCAGTAACCTTAACTATGGGTGGTGTTTCCACCTTCAAGAATCTAGTTTTTAATTCACCTTCCCAATCCTTATTTATATCCATAAAAACTTCATCCAAAAATAATAAATTATCATAAATCTTTTTCTGGAAAAACTCTTTAAAAATTTCTTGCATACCACACTTCAATACCCTTGTAACATTGTCAAGGTACTCCAACTGCAAATAAAGATTATGGAAAGCCATATTCATATTAAAACACTTAAACCTTATTGTTTCTTCACCTTGTTTATTTTTTTTGAAATGATTAAACAAACCATATACATCTGTCAAATCCGTACATATAGGACAATTACAAGGCATCCTAAAATCCTTTGACAATTTTGTATAATCAATTGTGTTAGGCCAGTTCATGGATGACATACCAGTACCAACGATATATCGTGCCAAGGTAAAGTACCCACCGAAAACACAAGTCCTATTCCAGTATGTAGAATCATATGTAATCTGAATATCAATACCATGTTTATTTAACAACATTTGTAAGTATTGAAAATAAATCATACTCTCGTTTGAAGTAACACCAAAAATATGAAAGTACTTGCACTCTGGTCTATCAAACTCACCATTCTTAATTAAAAATAATATAGCTGGAACAATACGTCCTAGATTCCCTTTAGTACCACCGTATGCCCAACCTTCAAATTTATATGGTGATACTGCATCATACCACTTTTTAATTTGTGGTATAGTTTGACCTTGAATAACATTCAGTATTTTTGCATCTTCCCTTGTTCTATTCTCTGAATAATATTTTGCAGAGGTAACTGTTAAATCTAAACACTCCTGATATGAATTATATGGTGATAGTTGTTTTCCATCCCTCATCATTCCCAAAGTAAATGTTGGTCTATCCAATATTGGAAACACATCACCATTCTTTTCAGACCATTCCAAGGCTACCTTATCAGTATAGACTTTATGATTTACCGTTGAATGTGCTAACTGATATCCACCACTATCAACAAACACCATTGCATCTTCTGCTTGAAGTTTTTTTCTATAATCAGTTTCTCTATATTGAGCTCCAGCAGAGATCAACATATAATTATTTTTAAAATATGAATTGCTAAGTTTATTATAAATTCTTAATGATTTTTTTTCATTAAAATCTGGTTGATACTCTTCCCTGATTACTGCGTCATCCTTTTCCAACATATTCATTAAGGTATCACTATAAGCTGGTATATATATTGCGTCTCTCATTAATTCCTCACTTTCAAAATTTCATCATATTCTGCTTCTCTATTATTTTTTAATGCATATTGATATGCGTCCTCAATATGGTTCATAGGATTTTCATTCCACTCTGTTTCCAAACCATTAAGCTTCAATGCAACAAACTTTCGGATACAACTCCTACACTTCCCACACTCACCAGCTTCGTCACTATAACATGAACGTGTCTTTAACAATGCTTTAACACTTCCACCTTTTTTTAAATACAACCCAATCAATTGAGTTTTTGTAAGATGTCTATAAGGTATTGTCAATACTGCACCATCGGGTGATGCTTCAGGATTTTTTAATTTATTTGAAAACATATGTTTAAATAAACTATTTATATTTTCAACAAATGGTTGATCCTTATCATTAGTAGTATCACCTGCTGTTGAAACCAAAATCATTTCATCACCATAATATGCACCAGCTAATGCAAAGAAAGCATTTCTCATGGGTAGTATATCATTGGACAAAACCTGATCGTCTAACTGAAAACGATTATCAACAATAACCTTATCACCATATTCCTGTGACTTGATAGCTTTGATTTCCTGTTGACATAATGCTTGACCAGTATCAAAGTAAACCCTAACATCAGGGTTACTCAAATATTCTGCACAATGACTATCAATCCCTGAGCTTATTAACAATACCTTCGTCATATCCAACCCCCTTATCATCGACATAGTAATCTGCTCTAATCTTTTCCATAACCAATGCATGATATTTTATTTTATGACTACTTAATAAATCTCTTGTCTCATGGAAAATATTATAACTCCTAGCTGTGTATACTACGATAAAATTATTTGGATTTTCAAATAACTCATCCATTACCCCAGCTACCTTCGTTCTCTTATCATTTTTAATAATCGTACCATCAAGGTCAAAAACAATAACTTTCATCGTATTCCTTTCATATTATTTAACAGAGAAAAGAACTCTGCTTTGATTGCAGGTTGCTCACGAAAAATACCACGAACAACAGAAGTCAACATATCACTTTCATGTTCTTTAACACCTCTTGCTGTCATGCAAAAATGTTCTGCTTTAACAATTACAGCTACACCCTTTGCTTCAGTTTCCTCTTGAATCATGTCTGCAATTTGTTCAGTCATTTCCTCTTGAATTTGGGGTCTTGATGCAATCCAATCAACCATTCTATTAAACTTAGACAAACCAATGACCTTCTGGCCAGGGAATATACCAACGTATGCTTTTCCAGAAATTGCTTGGAAGTGGTGAGCACAAGTTGAATTGATTGTTATAGGGCCAGTCATATAAATCTGGTCATATTGTTTTGCATTGGGAAATGCAGTAATACAAGGTGGGGGATAATATCTACCACGAAAGATTTCATTGATAAACATTTTAGCTACACGTTTAGCTGTGTCTTGTGTATTGTGATCGTTCTCTGTATCTATAACCAATGCATCCAATACACCTTGAAATGCATCTTTAACTTCTTCTATGAGTTGTTCCCTATCGTCATCATTTAAAATATTGTAAATAGAATCATTGGCCAAGTAACCATTGTCTAATGAAGCTTTAATTCTTTCAGATATTTTCATTATATAAACTCCTCTCAATTAACCTAAATAAATTGCACTATTAGCTCCATGCTCAAATACTTCTACACTTTTTAATTCAACCCTTCCTAATGTTTGTTTTATAACTATTGGTGAAACATACTGGTAAACAAACTCTGAAAACTTTTCACATCCTACACCATGTATAACTTTAAGTCTAACTAATCCCGTATCATTAAGTTCTTTAAATTTTCCTAACCTCGGATCATCACTTGAGATAACTAAAGTATGGTCAAAGTTTTCTTCAAGAAATTCTTTAATCCATTTACAATTACCAAAATCATAAACCCAATTTCTGTCATCTAAAACATCTGCTTCAAATATAAATTTAAAACCTAAACTATAACCATGAATCAAATTGCAATGACTATCTGCTCTCCATTGTCTAAAACAACAACTCAATCCTCTATCATTACCATACGTTTTTGTGCTTTGATATTTCATATTCTCTCCCACGGATAAACAATCCATTTATAAAGTTGTTCATGTCTATAATATACACCATCGTCATTTTTATTTCCAAACAATGCCATCAAAGAATAATCAGGATTACCAATAAACTCTGGTAATTCTTTAATAGCTCTAAAGGTTGTACCCGTATCATAAACATCGTCAACAACAATCAGTCTAGGAAACAAAGGACACTTAGCTGGTCTGATACTTACGTCATTAGTAAGATTCAATAACCATTCTGCTTTCTTGTCATTACCATCCATGTGCTGAAACTTAACTATGCTCATTGGACAACCCATAAGATTGCTCAAGTGAACAGCTATAGGTAATGAACCACGGTAAACCCCTACAATATGGGGGTTAGGAACATCTTTGTATCTTTCAACCATGTTCTCAATATCTTTGCAATACTCATCATAATAATAATTATATTTATTCATAATAAATTTTTATGTGTAAGGTTAATCATTTTTGCTAACATAAGATTTTGTTGAGATAACAATTGACTCTCTGGACTTTTTGAATTATTTTGCATCATTGTATTTTGTTCAATCATCTGGTTCAATAATTGTGTAATTTCATTCCTTGAACTTATCCAATTTTCAAATGCAGGTTCTGCCTCAAAGAATCTTTGACCACCAATTGCTTTTGCTTCATCGTGATACTTTACAAATGATTCAAGACACTTTCTTATAAGCATTGACTTAGAGATTTTCAGTTCTGGTGCAATCCTTGCCAATGCATTATTAGTTTGATTAGCCATTTTTGCATGACCTATCCTATGCTTCTTTCCAGTTTCATCAACATACTCATCAATGAAAAAATCATAGTCCTGTGTTTTATCAACAACTGGTATGCCTCTCTTACCCGTCTTGCCTGTCTTTTCTTTAGCTTTAGTTCCCATTATGTACCCCATCTATTTCCAAACAAGTTTATATGTAGTCTAGGACTATACTTATAACCATGACTCAATGCCAACTGAGCTACTTCAATTTCTGTCATTTTCATACCATCACTTGTACCACCTTCAGGCATTAGGTATACTCCATCTATATCAACACCTGCATTATCATATTCTTTTAGAGCTCTTTCAACATCTTCCAAATCATAATTATCTCTAACAACAAATTTCAAATACAAACAAGAATAGGGCCATTGATTGTATGATGCTAATGCTTCTGGTACAATTGCGTCCAACCACTTTTCACCACTATTAGAAAGCTTAGGTGATACAGACCAAGTAATTCCAGAATTTTTACCTGGCCCATACTTTTCCATATAAACTGGTAAATAATCTGGTTCAAATATTTGTGTACCATTAGTTTCAAATGTAACAAATTTAGTTTTTAGATTTGGACTTGTAATTAAATCCCATACAGCTGGTTGAAAACCTTTAAGCAATGGTTCACCACCAGTAATGACCAAGTGAGCTCCGTCATCATGTTTTAATACCACTGACAAATCATTTTCAATACGTTCTTTATGACCGTACCAATTCGTAAGCTTATCCATTTTTTTAATGATGGTTTCAGTATCATCATTCTCAGCTAGATGACCCCACTTCTTTCCCCAACTGAATGAACTATCACATCCAACATGAGGAACTGGTAAATCTTTAATTGTTTTTACATTAGGATGGTTTTGGTTATGAGCCATTTGATTTTCGGGAAGCCATTTAGATTTATCTCTATCTTGACCAAAACCCCGACACTCAAAGTTACAACCGAACAAGCGGAGAAAAAGAGAAGGCACACCAACGTACCTTCCCTCTCCCTGAATTGAGTAAAACATTTCGCTGTAACGCAATTTGTTCATTTATTCACCTTATTTTTAGTCATTCGATTATAACCAATCGGTTCTGGTCTGAGATAATCCACAGGATTTTTCATTTCTTCCTTCAGCTCTTCAAATGAACGTGGACTTTTTACAGCTCTAAGATGACCTTTATCATTCTTTGAATAATCAATTTGAGTACCATATTTGTCCTTAAACTCAGCTTCTTGTTCTTTGGTTAAGACTACCCTTTCACCATCATATTTAATCATGCCTGATTCATGCCATCGAATAATATTTTTATCAATAAACATAGCAATCTCTCTATGTCTATCTTCCATCTTAGTTCCACCACCACCAGCTGCATCCCTAGAAAACACATAAGTACCTTTTTTTGCTACTGGTGCTGATAGTTTACTTTTGCCCTTTGTTGGTAATTGTTCAAAATCTGGATTAACTATCTTATTTCCATCCTCATCCTTAATAAATGGAGAACATTTTTCAACATGAAACTGCTGAAATTCTTTAAGAAGCTCAATATTAATTTGGTCAATTTTTAAGCTCCGATCATATTCTTTGCCCCAAATAGTACAATTATCTACAACGCCAGGATGTTGAATATTCATCAACATAAACATAAAACTAGGCATACACCGATAGACTAACTCTTTACCGTTTCCATTATCATTTGGAAAAACCTTCGTATTGTTTGTTATTGCATCTAAACATCTATATAACATCGAAATATGAGTAAGTATATTATGTGCTAATTCCATCTTTTCAACCTTAATTACCTCACTTAATTCATCATTTGATTGTCCATATATTTTTTCGACTGGTACTGGTGATTCGGGGTTTAATAAATAACCCATAACTTCTGCAAAAGCCTTCACATCACCTTTCTTTTCTAAAGAATATTTACCATTCCATCCAACAGTTGTTCTTGACAGATTAAAAAGGGAAGTGCCAGCTCCAGTTATATCAGTATAATTATTAATCAAAAGTGAAATATATGTTCCTGAGATACATAGCTTTTCAAAAGGTGTCCAACTAGTACCTTCATTATAAGCAATAATCAAATCTGAAATATTTTCAATCGTGCCACTTGTAACTATTTTAATCTCAACTACAGCTTTATCAAATACTTCACGTTGACATTGTTGTAGTTCTTTATCAATAACACCAGCAGAATTATAACACCATGGCAAATAGTTTCTGCCTTCTTTTGGAAATAAACTTTGTTCACTTAACTCTGGTTTACCATCTTCATCATAAGAAACAATACCAAGTTTAATGTCTCTAAGTTTACCATCTGGTTTTTTTATGGGTATCAATTTCTTCCCATCAAAAAATGGAATCCAAGCTTGAGAACACCGATTATTTCCATCTAAAATCAAAAATTTAGCACCGTCTTTTTGAAATTTAAGAATATCACTCTCTATTTCTTCAATTAGCTTGATATAATTCTCTATCTCATTAAGAACATGATCGAGTTTTTCTTTAGAGATATTCCCAGCATGTTTTTCTTGCTTGGTCTTCATTTCTTCATATTTAGCCTTATCTTTTGCGATAATATCTAAAAGATTTTTGATAGGAATTAACAAATAAGGTACTAATGTAGTATCATTAGTAATGAATGACTGAACAAAAGAATTGAATTTAAAATCATTTTTTTCTTTCCAATCAGCAATTTGTTCAAGACGTTGAAGCCATTTAGTATAAGGTATGATTTCACCATTTTTATAAGCTTTATGTAAACACCAATCCCAATCAAAATTCTTTAAAAATGGTTGTGTTTCACAAGCATCTTTAAACTCTTGTTCACTTTCATAATATGGTGAATTTAAATTGAAAAATGTTGTTTCTAAGTTTGTAGCCTTTGCAACAACAACTTTCATTTGTTTAGAATGTTCACTCCATAGTTGACCAAGTTTCTCATTGGCCATGTCTTTTACTTCTTCAGCAAAATCTGTTGTAGATTCCATAATAATCTCCTAATTAAAATTAAATAATGATATTATATCAAACACTAATATCAATTTAAGATAAAAAATGTTTTCATATTGTTTCTTTCTCTCAAATGAAAGACAATTTTTATCAACTACTAAAACATTATAACACAAACTAACACATAACACAAGGAACTATTTAAACAAATTCACATTGCATCATTAATTCAGTCAAACAAGCTACCATATTGATTTCTTGATCTGCAACAAAAGCACACTTGTAAGAGTACTCAGCTATAATCAATACAGCATCTGGTATACTCTGTTTTTTGATATTTGAAAACAGGGAGTCATAGACTTGACGGTATAATCCCACATGGTCATTATCAATATTCTGAGCAACCCATCTTCTCATTCCACTGAAATCTTTTTCTTTTAGAAACCTAACCAAATCATTAAAGTTTTCGTTTGATGAAGCTTCTAAAATACTTGCATCTATATTACCACCAACAGAATTATTCTGTAACTCATTCAATACCCTACGAAAATCTGGAAAGTATCTTACAACTAACTGAGCTACAACATCTGGTTTATATGTAATCCCCTCACTGTCGAGGAGTTTCATAGCAACCTCAGAAAACTTCTGAGCCAATGCTGGTTTATCTGTTCTCTTGATTCTAAAATCAACAACAGAACACCTTGAATGAAGTGCTGGAAGGATTTTATTCTTATAGTTACAGGTAAAAATGAAACGACAATTATTTGAAAACTCTTCTATCAAACCTCTCATTGCAGGTTGAACAGAATCCCTATTCATATAATCAGCTTCATCAATAATTATAATTTTCTTACCACCGGAAAAACTTACAGTTGAAGCATAGTTGGTGATGGTAGTACGCAGAGTATCAATCATTCTGCCTTCATTACTACCATTAATCATCAACCAATCACAACCAAGCTGGTTGCACAATGCTTTAGCAACTGTAGTTTTTCCGATGCCCGATGTGCCAAACAGTAGAAGATTTGGTACTTCACCCGTATCAACAATATTTTGAAATATATTTTTTGTCTCTTCAGGCAAAACACAATCTTCAATGCTGTCTGGTCTATACTTCTCTACCCATAACAAATTGCTCATCAACTACCCCATAATGTAAGTGTTATCAAATTACTCTCCGTAATCACTATTTGCTTCCATTGCAATCCAGTACTCTAAATCATATTTTGCATCTTTGTTTTTAAAGTGCGAAATACCATTGGAAATAGTAACATCATAATTGCCGGGAATGATTTTCAAATTCTCCCGTTTGAAAACGACATTGAATTTCTTTGTAACACCATCACCAACCTTAACAGTATAATCGTTTGATGTATCATTATTCTTGTTAGTGGTGTATAGATACATACTATTAGACTTGGTGCAACCCTTCAAACAAACATCAGCTAACTTGAGAATATTTGCCTTCTTCATAATATTATCAAAGTCATCTTCTTTCAATTCAAACTTGATATCACTCTCAGGCATCTCAATTTCTTTCTCCGGCGGAGTAACCACCAAAGAAGGTTCTGCGTAAAAGTATTTACCTTTGCCACGTTCCTCAGACATTACCATACAATCGTCTTTAAATTCAAAATCAGGCTCAGACATAGTAGACTGATATCCAAGAAAGGTTGGCAAGTCATAAATTGCAAAGTCTTTCGGAAAGTTTTCTTCTACCGTTGCCTTAGAAAGAATATTCTTCAAAGCTGAAATAGTTTTGATTTGATTCCCTTCCTTGATAACAATAGACTGATTAATTTCAGAAAAGTTTTTCAATACGTCCATTGTAGTTTTACTTATCTTCATTATCTGCTCCCTCTTCAATAGTTACATTGCCAACGGTCTGACCGTCACGAACATTAAGCATTTCTTCTGGGTTTTTATGACCGTCAAACTCTTTTGTTTCAACAACCGTAGCACCTGCTTTCATTGCTTCCATTTGTCTCAACTGCCTTTCATCTTGACCTTGAGCTGCAATTGCTTCCAACCGTTCTTCCTCTGCTTTGTGTTTATCAAACTCCTCTTGTGAAACCGTTCCCTCTGGCATCGTTACTGCACCAGAAGCACCCTCTTCCTGACGAATACGATTTTTCTCTGCTTCAACTTCCATTGCTTTGTAATCAGATTGTGCCTCTGGGCCGAAGTATCCTTCCCGAACACAATTCTTAAAATTATCAACCAAATGTTTCATCAGTGAATCATCCTTCTTTGCCCATGCAGCTGCAAATAAAATAACTGGTGAAATCATACCTTCTGCACTCATAATAGGTTTATCATTCACACCTGCGAGTTCAACTGAACCATCAGTCTTAATCATAATTGCAGAATCACCTTTTCTCAACTTCAACATCTCTCTAGCCATAATCACCATCCCCTATTAATGTTTAAATTACCAACCGAAACCAATATTAAAATCTATATTTCCGTTTGATGAAGAACCCCTGCGACTCCTACTCCTACTCCTATTAGGTCTATCACAAGAATTATATCTTCCATCAGCACTACAATACTTAACTATAGGTCTATTGCCACGGATACCTCTCAACTCCCTTTCCATAACATTAGCCATGTTATCTGCTTCCCTTCTAACTTGCTCACCAACACTTTTATTCATGTATTCATAATGATCTTCACGTTCTTTCTTAGCACGTTGCCCTTGAGCAACAATTACTTTAGTTTTGAAAGTTATGTTCAACATATCCAGACGTTGAAACAATTTTTCATCTAACTTATAAGTGAAGTACTTAGCAAAAGTTTGCATATCAACAACAGCTTTCAAATAAGCATTACCACTATCATTGACAACTTTTGTAATATCAACCCTTGATTCACAACCATTCTTTTTACAAGAAAGCCTTTCAGTAAAATGTTTATAAACACTATAAAACTTAATAGGAAAATTATCAATCCCTTGACCATTCAAAACAACCTTAACATTAAATTGTATATCTTCATCATATACATTGCGACTAATAGGAACTAACTGAACATTGTCAACAATGTTTTGAATTTTCTCTTTAAAAAGAATATTAAAGTTATATGCATTAGTTGATTTATCTGACTCCATTATAACACTTTTATAGGTCTGAATGTAAGGAAAAAGCTTAGAACTTTCAACATAACCATCGTAGTAGTATACAAGGGCCTTTAATACATCACCATTGTTAGAAAATGTATCAGCTTGTCTCAAGGTCAATTCAAGTTTCGTTACAAGAAAGTCAATCATCTTTTTAAGTGTTTCTAAAACATACTTGCGTTCTATCACAACTAATGAATAAAAGATTTCTTTTTCTTCATCATACCAACCATCTTTGACTTGTGAACCTTCCAGAAGAAAATCCGTTTCCGAACTAACTGAAGCTTCGGAAAAAGATTTATCTGAACTATTGTAATCTTTATTTACAGCATTAACCCGAACACGAATGCTCTTAATTAATTCTGCTCTTGCTGATTCACTTGCTGAAACGGTACTCTTTTCAGAAAATCCGACACCGATTAAGTATCGGGAGGAATCGTACTCCATGTGACCCCTTCCCAATACCCAATCAGGTGTTGGGGATGCTTCAACAATTGAGACAACACACAACAACATCAATATAAGTAAATATCGCATAATCATTTCCTTGTTATAAATTAACAATCAGAACTAGAACTAAAACATTCACCACTTGCCATCCTTCGTGCTTCTTCTTCCATTTCATCATGGAGTTTCTCGGCACGTTCTTTAATATCCACTTGCAACTTTTCAGGCAACTCTTGGAATGTTTCATTAGCTTCAACATTACCCTGAAATGCATCATAGTCCAAACGGGCAAGAGATAAAAACTCTCTGCGTTCTGGAATTTCAAAATGGTCAATAATAACAACTCCACGCATGGTCTGTGATACAACCACTTTCAAAGCAGTCTCAGCATTCTGTTCTTCGGTTGAATTTGCAAAACTTCCAGCAGTAGTATGAGCCTGATAATCTTTAGTCAATGAAGTCATGTACACTTCAAACACTTTTGCCAAGTCACCACGAGCTCGATCATCTGCTACAGTTCTCTGTAAAGAATAATTCTTGATACCAGTTGCAGAACCGACACCATAGAATGCCTTGCCATCTTTATCAGTGAATGCTCCACCACCACGCAACACCCATTCAGGTGCATCATAAGACGAAAGTGCTTTTGGTGCATCTGGAATAGTTGGTATACTTGAACAAGCCGTACTCAAAAACAACATAGTAAAAATCATAATTAAATTTTTCATTGTAAAGACTCCATTTCCTGAAACATTGATTGTTTTTTTCTTCTAAAAATTTCATTCATTTTAAAAGTAAAATTTCTACTTCTTTTAATAATGAGCTGAATCTCTTTGTCATATTGTATTTTAGAAACCCTGCCCGTATTGAATCGGGAACATAATTCCTGATATTCAGCAACCATGTATTGTAGATTTTCTTTCCACACTACACCAGAGGTGCTGCCGAAAGATATCTCCGGCCCCACACCCCATCCCAAACTACCAGCTTTAAAACCAAGTGTAATACTCCCACTTTCATATTTCATTATCTCACAATCCTGTTTTTCATCTGCATATACAGGACTACAATATAATAAAAATATTATGTAGATTATCTTTTTCATTAGAAATTATCATTTTCAGATTCAGTTTCAATTTCATCTTCGACAACAACTTCATTATTAATATCTTCAAATGAAGCTCCTGCGTCAACCTTAGTGTAAAGGTCAGCAAAGGAATCTCTAGTTTCATCGTCAAACCTTTCCAAACATAATGAGATAGCTTTCATCTTATTATTAAAGATTGAAAAGGTTTTTGTGATATCAATTAATCGTCTGGTTGTAATGATATCATCAACAGCACCTTCTTTGAAGGAACGGCGGATAACATCTGCCCATTTAACTAACTTAGAAACAAAATCATCCTCACTGATCTCATACATTGCAAACTGCTTCTTGAGAATCTTTTCCTCAAAAGAGGTTGAAGGATATTCTTGATAAAAGGTTGCTGAGAACCTATCAAGAAATGCTTCATTCAAAATATTAGTTCCCATGAAACGTCCATCAGAAGAACCTTTTCCCT